GCCAACAAGACCAAGCGGGCCGACCAGTTCTGCGACGGCTGGGTGTGGGCTGTGCGCAAAGAGGTGCTGCAGTTCGCAGGCGCCGCGCCATCAGCTGCGACCGAGGCTTACATGCTCAAGCACCACCCCGAGTTGATCACCGGCAAGCCTATCGACCGCAACAGCAGCACCAAGGATTTGAGTCAGCGGGCTATTAGCGATGCTACAGCAGGCATCAGGGCAGCCAGCGGCGTGCGACTCAATCACGGCGTAGCTGGCCAAGAACAACTGGCCCTGACCTAAGCGAAACCTAGCCCCGCTAGGGGCGAAGGTCTGCCGGGCGTGGTAGCCCGGTACTGATGAGCAGCCACACATGAGCACGAGAAAGAAGAAGCCCAGAACTGCGAAAGTCCGCGCCCAGGATACGGCCCGGCAGCGCCGCAAACGCGAGCGTGATGCCCAGCATCGTGCGGACGTTGGCGCCGAGACGTTCAAGTGGGAGACGTACGCCGGCACCCGCGACGACATGGAGTGCATCCGCCTGGCCGGAGGCTTCGAGCAGGTCGAGGAAGGCTTGACCTTGGCCGTGCGCTACGTGGCCAACATGGCCCGCCGCGACCCTGCTGCCCTGCGCGCGGCACTCGACCCGAGGAACCTTGTATGAGCACAGGCAAGACGAAAATTCAGATCGCCCGCCGCCAGCTCGGCCTGGACGATGACACCTACCGCGCGATTCTCAAACGCACGGTCGGCGTCGAGTCGTCCAAAGACCTGACGCCACGCCAAGTCGGGCGCGTCCTGGTCGAGCTGGAGCGCCTGGGCTTCAAGCCCAAGGCGTCGACCGGGCGCGCCAAGCCCAAGCCTGCAGCCGAGCGGGCCAAGCTGGTCGGCAAGATCGAGGCGCAATTGGCCGAGGCCGGGCGCCCCTGGGACTATGCCGATGCCCTGGCCGAGCGCATGTACCAGGTCGAGCGCCTGGAGTGGTGCGACGGCGAGCAACTGCGCGGCATCATCACTGCGCTGGCCCTGGACGCAAAGCGTCACGGGCGGACGCTATGAAACTGGAACAGGCCCGCGCGCTACTGCCGCCGACCGTGCAACGCATTGCCGAGGTCGTCGGCCTGCCTGCAACGATGAAGCTTGTAGCCGAGCTGGGCGGCACGTCCTGGTTCTTTGCTCAGGGCGTTGGCCGCAATGGCCAGGCCCGCGTGGCAGCACTGGCCGAGATCGTTGGCGAGGAAGCGGCCGAGAAGCTCGGGCGCTATGCCAGCGAGCGCGAGACGATCTACATACCCAAGTGCGATGCCGCATTGATCGCGCTGCGCGATGCCGAGATTCATCGCCAGTTTGAACAAGCGACGCGCGAGGGTGTCAGTGCAAATACCGTTGTTAATGAGCTGGCCCGCACCTACCAGCTCAGCGACCGCCATATCTGGCGCATTCTCAAGCGCCTGCCCGAGCTAGCAGTCCCGTCAACGCCCGACCTGTTCAACTGAGTTACTGACACCCGTTCCTTAATCCCGCCCCCTCATGCCGCCGACCATAGCGGCATGAACACTCTAGACCCCAGCACTCTCACCAGCCCCCACGCATACGCTGCCGCCGTACTTGCCGAGCCGTCGCTCGATGGGCGCCAGTGGCTGATGGGACGTTGCCCGGCAGACTGGCGCGCTCTAGTTGAAGAGCACGTAAATAGCGCCTGGTCTAAGGTAGCCGCCTACCGCCGCCACCGAGCTGGCCGGGAAGAACAGGCGCGCGAGAAGCCGACGGCCGCACAGCGCCGCGATGCCTCTCCGAAGCCACGGCGCGTGACCAAATCCGCCCCTGAGGTCGGCAATGCGGCCATCGCCAAGCTACGCGCCGTTGTCGGCAAGGGGGCTGCATGAGCCTGAAAGCGCGCGTCATCGGTGGCGCCATGGCCATTGCGCTGCCGCTGGTGGGTTACTACGAGGGGCGCAACCTGGCTGCCTACCTCGACCCCGTAGGCATCCCCACCATCTGTTATGGCAGCACAGCCGGGGTAACGCTGGGCCAGACCCGCACTGCCGCCGAGTGCGATGCTTTGCTGGCCGCCGAACTCGGTGAGGCCATCGCAGCAGTTGACCGCCTGAGCCGCAATCCACAGCCAGACACCCGCCGTGCCGCCCTCGGGTCGTTCGTCTACAACGTCGGCGCCGGAGCCTTCGAGCGCTCGACCCTGCTGCGCAAGCTCAATGCTGGCGACGTGGCTGGAGCCTGCGCGGAGCTGAGCCGTTGGGTGTATGCCAAGGGTCGCCAGCTTGGCGGCCTAGTCAAGCGCCGGGCGGCTGAGCGCGAACTGTGCGAGGTGGGCCTATGACCTGGCTGGCCACGCGTCCATTGCTATCCGTGTTGTTCTTCGCCGCCCTGAGTCTGGCCATCAATTACATCGCCTACCGCCACGGCTACGACTCTGCCCAAACCAAGGGCGCCCTAGCCCTGGAGAAGCTACGCGGCGAGTACCAGGAACAGGAGCTGGCTCGCGCCCGCGCTGCCGAAGCAAGTGCCAAAGCCGCCGCAAAACGCCTGCAGGAAGAGCAGGCCCGCAACGACAAACTCGCGTCAGACCTGGCCGAGCAACAACGCCAACACCGCCAAACCACCGACCGACTCTCTGGGGAGATTGCCCGTGTCAATGACCTTTACCGGGAGGCGCTCGACGCGCCGCCTAAGCCTCTGCCTGCTTGCGTGTTCACTGCTGGCTTTGTCCGCGTGTGGGACGAATCCACCGGAGCCAGAGCCCCAGCTGCTTTGCCCGCCGCCGCAGATCCCGAGCGAGCTGCTGCGCAAGTCGCCCAAGCCCGAGCCGCTGAGCAGCTCGACTCAGGCATCAGCCAGGCCGCTCTCCTGGGACATCACATCCAGTACGCCGAGCAGTGCCGCAACACAGCGGCGCAGCTGGACGCTCTGATCGACGCCGTGGAGGGCAACTGATGGTGATGGATTTTACGCAGGCCGTGACCTGGGCCATCACGCTGCTAGGCATTTTCAGCTCGCTGGTATTCGGCCTGGTCAAGCTGCTGCTGAGCCAGATGGAGAAGCGCCTGGGTGAGCGCTTCGCCTCGCAGGAAAAAGAGATTGCCAAGCTGGCTGAGCTGGAGCGCGACTTCCTGCGCTTCCAGGCCGAACTGCCCCTGCATTACGTCCACCGCCAGGACTACGTGCGCAACCAAACAGTGATCGAAGCCAAGCTGGACGGGCTACGGGACAAACTTGAAGTCGTCCAGATGAAAGGAGCCAAACAATGATCGATGCCGCCAAGATTCGCCGTGAGTCGATGCGCTGGTACATCCTGCTCACCCTCAACAACGCACGCCCGGTAGACCCGCATGAAGCGTTGGTGCTCTCCACCATCCAGGGCATTTACAGCGATGCGACCCAGCACGAAGTACGCCGCGAGCTGGACTACCTCAAAGACCGTAGCTTGGTGACCATCGACAAACAGCCAAGCGGCGTCTGGGTTACAGGCCTGACCCACTACGGCGTAGACATCGCTGAGTACACCATCGAGTGCAATCCGGGCATCGCCCGGCCGGCGCGAGGGTGAACCTATGCCACCGCGTAGCAAGGTCGGCCAGCTACCGGCCGAGGTAAAAGCCTGGCTTGACCAGGCGCTGATCGAGAACAACTTCTCGGGCTATGAGCTGCTCTCGGCCGAGCTGGCCGAGCGCGGCTACAGCATTGGCAAGTCGGCGCTGCACGCCTATGGCCAGAACTTCGAGGGGCGCTTGTCTGCGCTCAAGATGGCCAGCGAGCAGGCCCGCGCGGTTGTAGCCGCCGCACCGGATGAAGAAGGCGCAGTAAACGAAGCGCTCATGCGCCTGGTGCAGGAACATCTGTTCAAGCTGCTGCTGGCCGAGGATGGCCAGTTCGACCTACCCAAGGTGGCAAAGGCAGTGGCCGAGCTGGGCCGAGCCTCTGTCGTGCAGAAGAAGTGGCAGAGCGAGGTGCGGGCAAAGGCCCAGGCTGCCGCTGAGCAGGTCGAAAAGATCGCCAAGAAAGGCGGCCTCAATGCCGAAACTGTCGAGGCGATCCGCCGAGAAATTCTCGGGGTGGCATCGTGAGTGCCAACATCGAGCACAAGCTATCGCCACTGCATGAGGCCGTTTCGGGCGGCCGGGTGCCCGGCGTGCCAGTCGTCCTGCTCCCGTATCAGCAGCGCTGGGTCAAGTTGCGGGCGCCCCTCAAGGTTGGCGAGAAAAGCCGCCGTATCGGCCTGACCTGGGCGGAGGCATCCGACAACGTGTTGGTCGCGGCCAGCTCCACGGTGGCCGGGGGCATGAACGTCTATTACCTGGGCTACAACCAGGACATGACTGTTGAATACATCCAGGCCTGCGCCATGTGGGCGCGTGCGTTCAACTATGCGGCGGGCGAGATCGAGGAAGCTATCTGGCACGACGAGGACGCAGATAAGAACATCAAGACCTACACCATCACGTTCCCCTCGGGCTATCGCATTGTTGCCCTGACCAGTCGGCCAAGCAACTTGCGGGGCCGCCAGGGCGTGGTAGTGATCGACGAGGCGGCGTTCCACTCCGACCTGGCGGAACTGCTCAAGGCTGCACTGGCGCTGCTCATCTGGGGCGGTGAGGTGCATGTGATCAGTACCCACAACGGCACCGACAATCCGTTCAACGAGCTGATTGATGAGATACGGGCCGGTAAGCGCAAGGGGGCGCTGTTCCGTTGCACCTTCAAAGAGGCAGTGGCCGATGGCTTGTACAAGCGCGTCTGCCTGCGCAAAGGCATCCCTTGGGACGAGGCCGAAGAGCTGGAGTGGGTAAAGGACGTTTACAGCTACTACAGCGACGCTGCCGACGAGGAACTGGACTGCGTACCAAGCCAGGGCGGTGGCACCTTCCTAAGTCTTGCGATCCTGGAAGCTCGGAGCCGTTCCAGCGTGCCGGTGCTGCGGCTCTCTTACCCTGTTGGGTATGAAGTCATCGCCGAGCCCTTACGGCTGGTTGATAGCCTGGCCTGGTGCGAGCGTGAATTAGCACCGCTTTTGGCACAACTGCCGGCCGGTGCCTGGAGTTTCTACGGTATGGACTTCGCCCGTAGCGGCGACCTTTCTGTGATCGTGCCATTGCTCCAGGAGCAGGACAGCCGCAAGCGACCGCCCTTCATGGTCGAGCTGCGAAACGTCCCTTTCAAGCAACAAGAGCAGATCCTGTTCTACATCGTCGACCGCCTGCCTAACTTCATGGCCGGAGCCAACGACGCGCGGGGCAATGGCCAGGCGCTGGCCGAGGCGGCGGCCGTGCAGTACGGCCACAACCGCATCAGCCAGGTAATGCTTACCGAGGGTTGGTATCGAGACAACATGCCCGGCCTCAAGGCTGACCTCGATGACGGAACGCTGTACGACCTGCCATCGGATCGTGACGTGATAGCCGACCTGCGCGCATTCCGCATGGTCAAGGGCGTGGCCCGAATCCCCGAGTCCAGGACAAACGAAAAAGGCGCGGCGCAGCGCCACGGCGACGCCGGTATTGCCATCGCCCTGGCCCGCTTCGCCAGCCGCATGGACATCGAGCAGTACGGCTATGAGGCCGTGCGCTCCAGCAATAGCAATTCATTCGATGATGACGACACGTTCAGCGGTGGCCGCAACGTGGGAGGTGTGTGGTAATGGCTGAATCCGTGATCGTGGACGCCCAGGGCCGGCCGATTCACAAAACCGAGCTGCTCCAGGAGCTGGTGCAAGCCAGCACTACGGGCGTCTATCAAGCCTGGACGGTCGAGTCTGTCTCCGCCACCCTCGACCCGGCGCGCCTGCGCTCGATCCTCAATGCCGCCGCCCAGGGCGACCATTACTCCTACCTGACCCTGGCCGAGGAAATGGAGGAGAAAGACCCGCACTATGCCGCCGTGCTGGGCACGCGCAAGCGGGCCGTCTCCGGGTTGCCGGTCGTTGTCGAGGCCGCGAGCGAGGACGAGCACGACGAGCAGTTGGCGGACGTTGTGCGCGAACTGGTCGAGGCGCCCGAGTTCAGCGACATGCTCGATGACCTGCTCGATGCCATCGGCAAGGGCTTCTCGGTGGCCGAGCCTATCTGGCAACTGATCGGCGGCCAGTTCTGGCCAACCCGCTATGAGCACCGCGACCCGCGCTGGTTCCAGTTCGACAAGGTCACCGGCCAGCGCCTGCAACTGCGCAGCGAGGGCGGTGATGGGCTGGAGATTCCGCCTGGCAAGCTGATCGTCCATAAACCGCGCTTGAAGTCAGGCCTGCCGATCCGTGGCGGCGTCGCGCGCCTGGTGGCCGTGTCGTTCATGTGCAAGGCGTTCGGCCTCAAGGACTGGATGCGCTTTGCCGAGCTATACGGCATGCCGCTGCGCATTGGTCGTTATGGGCCGGGTGCCAAGTCTGACGATATCGCCGTACTACGCCGCGCCGTGGCCCAGCTCGCTGCCGATGCCGCAGCCGTGATGCCGGAAGGCATGAAGATCGAGTTCCAGGAAATCGCCAACGCAGCAGGCGGTGCCGAGCTGTTCGAGCGCATGGCCGAATGGCTGGACAAGCAGATCAGCAAGGGCGTGCTTGGCCAGACCATGACCACCGATGATGGGTCTAGCCAGAGCCAGGCCAACGTGCATAACGAAGTGCGCATGGACATTCTGCGCGCCGATGCCAAGCAGTTGGCCGCGACCCTGAACCGCGACCTGGTGCAAACCTTTATCGACCTTAACTACGGCCCGCAGGATCGCTACCCGCGCATCGTCCTGCAGGTGACCGAGGCCGAGGACTTGAAGGCGCTGGCCGATGCCCTGGGGCCATTCATTGACCGAGGGCTGCCGGTAGAGGCTTCGGCCATCCTGGACAAGTTCGGCCTGTCTGCGCCCCAGTCTGGCGCCCAGGTGCTGCGCCCGCAGCATTCCATGCAGCCGCTGGCCTTGAACCATCAGCAAACACCTTGCGCCTGTCCGGCCTGCGGTAAGCACAAGGCGCTCAACGCTGAGCAGCAGCCGACGCGTGACGAGCTGGACGAACTGGTGGCCGACGAGCTTGGCGACTGGGTGCCGGTGATGAAACCCGTGCTCGATCCCGTGCAAGCCTTGGCGCAAAAGGTTGAAACCTTCGACGAGTTCCGCGCCGGCCTGGCCGGCCTGCTCGACCAGATGGACGACAGCGCCCTGATCGAGCGCCTGGCCCTGGCCACGTTCAAGGCCCGCGCCAAGGGCGACGTGAGCGACCAGCTATGACCGGGCCAACCCGTGAGCCGCTGCCCGTCCCTGTGCCAAAGGAAGCGCTCGACTACCTGCGCGCCAAGGGCTACCGGGTGGGCTTCGATCACCGTGACGTGTTCCAGGAAGAGCACGCCACGGCATGGACGGTGGCCAAGGCCATGCGCCTGGACATCCTGGAGGCGATCCGCGCAGCAGTGGACGAGGCCATCGAGGGTGGCCAGGCCTTCGCAGAGTTCAAGCGCGACCTGCAGCCGCTCCTGGAGAAGCTCGGTTGGTGGGGCCGTGGCGAACTGCTTGACCCGCTGACCGGGGAAACGAGCGAGGTGCAGTTGGGCAGCCCGCGACGGCTGAAGACCATCTATGACGTGAACCTGCGCCAGGCCCATGCGGCCGGCCAGTGGGAGCGCATCGAGCGCACGACCAGGACGCACCCTTACTTGCTGTACTCCCTCGGCCCGAGCCGAGAGCACCGCCCCGAGCATGTGGGCTGGGCCGGCATCCTGCTGCGCGCCGATGACCCGTGGTGGGAGACGCACTTCCCGCCAAACGGGTGGGGCTGCAAATGCTGGGTTCGCCAGGTGAGCCGCCGCGAGGCCGAGCGCCTGCAGGCGTCCGGTAGCTACGCCACTACAGCGCCAGACCTGGGCATGCAGGAATACGTCAACCAGCGGACGGGCCAGGTCGTCAGCGTGCCGAAAGGCGTAGAGCCTGGCTGGGCGTACAACCCCGGCAAGGTGTCCCGGCTGGCCAGGGCGCAGCAGCTCCTGGAAGAGAAAGAGGCCGCAGTATCGGCCGAAAGCTGACCCCGCCAAAACGGCCCGCCACGCAACGAGCGGCGGTCAATGGCTACCACGGCTAGGGGTGAGGCTCGAAAACAGTTTCTAACGCCGGTCTAACGCGGCCTGCGTGGCTGCCTAATGGCTATTTGACTGCAAATCGGTGAGGATTAACGATCTGTAGTGCCCGAATAGACCAGGGAGGCCCGATGGCTGCTGTTGAGAAAATAACGATCAAGAACGAACAGGAAGCATGGACAGCGCTGCAGCAGGCGCTTGCCGGTGAGATTAGCGAGACTGCTCAGATCAGCTTTGAAGGCTGGCCAGTCTTTCGGCTGACCATCAAGGGGGAGGACTTCAACGGCACCGTGCCTACCAGGGTGATGCCCCCCATCCTTGAGCTACAGAAGGAGATCTATCGCATCTACTGTCGGGCCAAATACCAGACAGAGGATACGAGAGCGCTGAAACAAGATGATCGTGACCAATTGGAATTGGTTGTGGTCATTGAGAAAGGCAGCACCGAATTCATCACTGAATTGGGCAAGGCTTTGAACGAGATCGTGAAGAGTTCAAAAATGGACGGCAAACAGGTACTCATCCTGCTGGTTTCCGTTGGGGCCATGCTGACAACGTCTGTCGGCTGGAAGGATTGGCTGCAGACGAAAGAGCGACTGCATGGTGAGGAAACCACTGTCACGCTCTCCCAAGAAGAAACCAAACGCTTGGAGATGGTGACCAAAGCACTGACACAGCAGCCAGAGCTGAAAAAGACTCATGAGGCGTTGGATGACTTCAAGAGTGATTTATCCAAACGCTTGAAGGCTGAGGACAACATCAAAATCGCAGATCAATCCATCATTACTGGCGCGCGCGCCGCTGAGATCGTGCCGACCCCACGCGTCCAGGCCAAAGAAATTCGCCTTGATGGCGAGTTTGAAATCAACGAGGTCAAGTTCCCCAAAGTGTTCGGCGGCACCTATCGCTTTGCTGTAACCAGAACTGCTGACGGCCGGCAGCTCATGGTCGACGCGGCTCCTGGAGTGCTTTCAGAGCAGCAGATCAGCATCCTCAAGGACGGGGCGTTCGGTATCAAGCATGTGATCATGGAGATCAATGCTCGTGAGGGGCGCTCAGGTATCACCGGAGCGAACTTAGTCTCGATTAGTTGGCCAAAAGCCGACAGTAACGATGACGACTGAAAGCCTGTGCAGTTACTGACACCCGTCCCCTAATCCCGCCCCCCTCATGCCGCCGACCATGGCGGCATGAACACTCAAACCGCCGCACTCAATCGCACCACCTCCACAGCCCTCTGTTTCGAGCTGAGCGCCGACGTGCCCGAGTGGGTCGAGGTGCTGCCGCCTGGCCCGACAGTGACCGGCCGCGATGGCCGCACCTGGTCGTATGACCCGGCCCAGGTGCTGGCAGCCACCAAGGCGCACACCGCAGGCGCTGACCTGCCGTTTGATTACGTACACGCCACCGAGCTGAAAGCCCCGCAAGGCGAAGACGCCCCGGCATCCGGCTGGGCGCGTGAGTACCGCATCAACGAGCGCGGCGCCATTGAGGCCCGCGTGGAGTGGACTGCCAAGGCCCGCAATGCCATCGCCGAGCGCGAGTACCGCTACATCTCGCCGGTCTTCACCTACGACGACACCGGCCGCATCCACCGCTTTAGCAGCTTTGGCCTGGTCAACAAGCCGAACTTGCTGACCAAGGCGCTCAACGCCGAACAACCCACCACGGAGAACATCCCGATGCTCGCAGCAGCCATCCGGGCAGCCCTGGGCTTGCCTGAAACCGCGACGGAAGAGGACGCCGTCGCTGCCATCAACGCGCTGACGGCGGCCAAGGAAAAGGCTGCCCTCAACTCCGAGGGCGTGCCTTCACTGAATCTGTACGTGCCGCGCCTCGATTACAACGCCCTGGAGCAGCGCGCCCTCAACGCCGAACAGCAGCTCAAGCAGCGCGACAAGGCCGAGCATGACAAGGCCATCAACACCGAAATCGACGCGGCCCTCAACGCCGGGAAGATCACCCCGGCCACCAAGGGCTACCACCTGGCGGCCTGTCAGGAGGAAGGCGGCCTGGAACGCTTCCGCGAGTTCGTCAAAGCGGCGCCCTCGGTGACGGCTACGGTCGTGCCCGAAGGCAAGGTGGACGAGCAGAACAAAACCGCGCTCAACGCCGAGCAGCAGCAAGCCGCGCGGATGTTCGGCATGAGCGACGACCAATACCGCAAACACATCAGCGAGGCTCAATAACATGGCAGTGTCCATTACCCCCGCGTTGCTGGCCGCGCTGTTCGCCGGCTACCGCGCCGAGTACCAGAAGGCGCTGGCAGCCGCCCAGCAAACGACCCAGTGGGCCAAGGTGGCCACCCTGGTGCCCAGTTCCACCAGCGAGAACATCTACCCGTGGCTGGGCCAGTTCCCGACCCTGCGCGAGTGGATCGGTGCCCGCGTACTCAAGGACATGGCGGCGCACGGCTACGCCATCAAAAACCGCAAGTTCGAGGGCACCGTCACCATCGAGCGCGACAAGGTCGAGGACGACCTGGCTGGCGTGTTCATGCCGATGTTCACCGAGATGGGCCGCGCCGCTGCGTACCACCCCGAGTCGCTGGTTTTCGAGCTGCTCAAGGCAGGCTTTACCACCGCCTGCTACGACGGCCAGAACTTCTTCGACGAAGAACACCCGGTCTACGAGAACACCGATGGCACTGGCGCCGTGACCTCGGTCAGCAATATGGACGTGCCAGCCGCTGACCCCGGCCCGGCCTGGTTCCTGCTGGACACCACGCGCGCGATCAAGCCGCTGATCTTCCAGGAACGCACCAAGCCCGAGATCACCAGCAAGACCGATCCCAACAACAGCGACCATGTGTTCAACCATGACGTTTACGTGCATGGCGTGCGCTACCGCTGCAACGCCGGCTTTGGCTTCTGGCAGATGGCCTACGCCTCTCAGCAACCGCTGACTGGCGATAACTACGGCAAAGCCCGCGCTGCCATGCAGGGCTTCACCGCTGATGGCGGCCGCCCGATGAAGATCAAGCCGACGCTCCTGGTCGTGCCGCCGCAACTGGAAGCGCAGGCACGCAAGCTCTTGGTCAAGGACGAGAACGGTGGCAACGAATGGGCCGGCACGGCCGAGCTGTTCGTATGCGACGAGCTGGTCTAAGGGGGCGCCGCCATGATCGTTCGTATCAAGTCAAAACGGGACGGCTACCGGCGCTGTGGCATCAGCCACCCCCGGCTTGCCACCGACCACCCGGCCGAGCGCTTCACCGAAAGCATGCTGGCAAAGCTCCAGGCCGACCCGGTGCTTACCGTCGAGCTGATCGATGGCGAACTGCCTGGCCCGGCGCAGCAGAGTGCTGGCCAAGGTGGCGGCTCGGAGCCTGGTGACACTGGCAGCAACACCGCCCAGGAAGGTGCCAAGTCGGCCCCGGCCAAGCCGACCAGGGCAGCGCCGGCCAAGCCGAAGGCAGCCAAGGCCGGTGCCAAACCCGCTGCAAAAGCGCCGGCCAAGCCAGCCGCTAAGCCAGCCGCAAAAGCGGCTGACAAAGCCGAGGCTGACACGCCTGCCGCTCAGGACGAGCAAGCCGGCGAGCAACCGGCCGCGCAGCAGGACGGCGAGGCATAACCATGGCCTACGCGACCCTTGAGGCGCTGATCAAGCAGTACGGCCTGGACGCCGTGCTGCTTGTGGCTGACCGTGACCAGGACGGCGATATCGATGCGGACGTGGTTGAGGACGCATTGACCGCCGCCACGTCCGAAATCGACAGCTATGTGGGCGTGAAACATCGCCTGCCGCTGCCGCAGGTGCCAGACGTGCTGGTGCGGGTCTGTGGCGATATTGCCCTGTACCGCATGTCGTCCGAGGGTGGCCAGCTAACCGAGGACAAACGCCAGCGCTATGAGGATGCCGTCGACTACTTGAAGCGCGTGGCCGCTGGCACCGCATCGCTCGGTCTGGCCACCCCGCCCGAGCAGGAAACCAGCGGTGACGCATGGTTTGAAGCCCAACCCGTGCGCTTCGGGCGGTTGCTGTGAGCGGCGCGGGCATTCGTACCAACCTGCTGGCTGATCCGCGCCTGGTTGGACGCCTGGAGCGCTTGGCCCAGCTCGACACGACGCCGCTGCTGGAGGCTATCGGCGCCGAGGTCGAGAGCCAGACGCGCCGCCGCATTGCCGTCGATAAGACCAGCCCGGCCGGCTTGCCCTGGCCGGAGTGGTCGACCGAATACGCTAAAACGCGGCACAGCGGCCAGAGCCTGCTGCAAGGCGATGGCCACTTGCTGGACAGCATCACGCACCAGGTTGAAGGCGACAGCGCGCTGATCGGCAGCCCGCTGGTCTACGTCGCCACCCACCAGTACGGCGACCCTGAACGTGGCATAGAGCAGCGCGAGCTACTCGGCCTGGAGGGTGAAGACCTGGACGACGTGGTGGGCCTGGTCGAGGACTACCTGGAGGACATCGCAAGTGACTGAGTACACCGCCGACGAGGTGCTGAAAGGCATCAAGGAATGGGCCGAACAGTGCTACCAGCAGGCCGGCCAGAAAGTGGAAGTGGCGCTGCATGGCGGCCGCTTCACCCCGGCCGACCTCAAGCGCTACGCCACCGCCGCTCGCGCCTGCCGCATTGCCCTGGAGGGTTTGCGCTTCGAGGTCACCGGCCGTGGCGAGCTGATCACCACTGGCCAGGTCGTGGTGGTGGTGCTGGCCGGCGACAACGGCAAGAAAGACACCCGCGCCCTCAACGTTCTGCAGGTGGCCGGCGTGCTGCAGGCCGCGTTGCCGGCCAGCCGCTGCGGCCTGGCGCTACAGGACAGCATCAATGCCAAAGACGTGCGCAGCGCCAACCTCTACAACGCCGCGCTCGATGCGGCAGGCACAGCCGGCTGGGTGATCACCTGGCCGGTGAAGTTCCAACACCCACGCGTCCGCTAGGAGGACACATGAGCACTACCGAGACTCCCGCCGAAGCGGGCAAACAGGCCAAGACCGTCAAGGTGAAGATCACCCGCGAGGGGGGCCACCGCCATAAGGGCGAACTGCACGGCAAGGACGCAACTATCAGCGTCTCCGAGCGCGATGCCGAAATCATCGTTGACCGCCTGAAGGTCGGCGAACGTGTGAAGGGGAACTGATCATGGCAGCACCCAAGGTATTCAAGGGCGTAGGCATCGTGCATGCCCGCCGTAACAGTATTACCGCCGCGCTGTTTCGCGACCTCGGTGACGTCGAGACGCTGAAGCTGGCTCACCGCAACAACCAGCAGGTGTGGAAACAGCACCGTAAGCCTGGTGGCGGCAACCTGGCGACCCTGGACACCCCGGACGGCGTGAGCCTCGACGTGCAGATGCAGGAGTGGACGGACGAGAACATGGCCATGGCCCTGCAGGGCAAGGTCGTGGACGTTGCGTCTGAAACCGTCAGCGGCGAAGAAATTGTGCTCGCACCAGGCATGCTCAGCCCGACCGAGTTCCCTGGCGCTGGCAGTGTCGTGCTGACCAAGGCTAGTGACAGCAGCGAAATTCCGCTGGCGGCTGTACGCATCTCCCCGGCCGGTGTCTCTGTGCCCGCTGACAGCACGGTTATTACCGAAGCGACTCCGGCGACCATCGCCTACGTCAGCAAAGCGGCCAAGCGTATCGAACCGCTGGTCGAGGCCGGCGAAGAGTACGAGTTGCTGTTTGACGGCATCAACGAAGCCGAGGGCAACCGCCCTTGCATCGTTCGCGTGTACCGCTGGAAGGCACCTCCCGCCGAAGAGCTGGCACTGATCGATGCCGAAAACCCCGGCAAGCTGCTGGCCAAGGGCGAGGTGCTGGCAAATCCCAACGCCCCGGCCGGCGAGTCGCCGTTCTACAGCATCACCTGGCTGTAACCACCCATAACGCCGGGCCGCAACGGCCCGGCCTTGGAGCCTGCACGCATGAGCATGACCCTGAGCAAAACCATTCAATTGCCCAACCTGGCGGTGACCGTTCGCGAGCTGACCGTGGGCGAGATTCGCGCCTGGATGAAGCGCACCGCCGAGGGCGGGCACGATCCGGTAGACGACACCCTGCTGCAGGAGGTCAGCCTGGCCGACCTGTACGTCATGACCGACCTGCCGGCGGGCCAGGCCGAGAGCCTGACGCCCAGCCAACTGCGCCTGGTGTTCGACGGTTGCCGGGAGGTGAACCCTGATTTTTTCGGCCTACGGGATCGGATCGAAAGCGCCGGGCGCCAGATCCTCGAAAGGCTCTCCAGCGACTTGAGCGAAACGCCAGCGCACTGACCCGGCACGGGCACAGCCAGGTGTGGACGTACCCCTGGGGCACGTTCCTGGCGGCGTTGGAAGAAGCGACTAGCGCGGCCGAGAAGGCGCAAACAGGGCGCTAAGGAACAGCGCCACAAGGCAGATGGCCAGGCCGGCCAGCACGGTGAGCGCCAGAGCCGAGGCGGTGAAGCGCGGAAACATGGCCAGGCAGAGCAGCAGGCCGAGCAGCGGGAAGGCTTTCACAAGATCACCGCTTACGAGGCACGAACCAACTGGCGATGGTGATCGGCACGAAAAGTACCAGCAGCACTACCAGGGCATAGGCCATGCCTTTCAAGAGAAAGGTTGGCGCTAGAACCATCAGTGCCAATACGACCAGGAAGACAATGTGGTGAAGTTTCATGACTGATGTCCGTCTCTCAGTATCCGTCGATGCCGACCAGGGCCGGCGCACTCTGCAGACCTTCCAGGCCGGCTATAAAGCCTTGGTCGACCAGTTGCGCCAGCCGCTGGGACAGATCGGCGCCTTTCGCGACCTGCAGGCAAGCCTAGTCCAGAATGAGGCACAGCTCAATGCAACGCGCCAGCGCGTGCGTGAGCTGCGCGACGAACTGATCCGCACCGAGAAGCCCACCCGCGACCAGCAGAACGCCTACCGCGCAGCAACGACCGAGGCGCGCAACCTGGAGCAGGCCATCGCAGGCCAGAAAGGCCAGCTCGCGCAACTGTCGGCCGCGCTCAAGAATGCGGGCGTCGACACCAACCAACTGAGCAACGAGCAGAAGCGTTTAGCGGCGGATATGGCACAGGCCAGCCGCGCCGCCGACCAGCAGGCGCGTATTGCTGGTGCCCGCGATGCACTGGGCGTTCGCCCGCACCGAGAGATTCGCGGGGAGATCGTCCAACTGCAGCGCCAGTACCAGTTGCTGGCCCGCACCGGGCAACTGACCAGCGCCGAGCTGGCCCAGGCCAAGGTGCGCCTGCGCGAGCGCGTGGCCGAGCTGGAACAAGGCACCAATGGCTGGGCGCAGAGCCTGACCCAGGCCCGCCTGCAGGTGGGCGCTGCTGCAGCCAGCATGGGCGCCATGGTTTATGCCGGTGGCGCGGTGCTCAAGTTCTATGCCCAGTTCGCCCAGCGCATGGGCGAGGTCAACAGCATTACCGATTTGAACCAGGCGCAGTTCCAGGCCCTGAGCACCGACGTGCGCCAGCTCAGCCAGGCCATGGGCAAGGAAGCGGCGCAGTCGGCGGCGGCGCTCTACGACATCCTGTCCTCGGGCGTCAGCCCGGATAACAGCATCCAGACCCTGGAGCTGGCCACCCGCGCCGCCGTGGCCGGCGTAACCGATACCGCCACGGCCGTGCGCGGTGGCCTGGCAGTGGTCAACGCCTACGGCGAGGGCATCGATAACCTCGGCCTGCGCTATGACCAGCTGTTTCTGGCCGTGCGTGACGGTGTCACCACCTTCCCCGAGCTGGCCAGCTACATCGGCGACACCCTGCCCACTGCCAAGGCGGCAGGTGTGGAGTTCTCCGAAGTTGCCGCCGCCATCGCCCTGATGACCAAGGCAGGCATCCGCACGCCGCAAGCCACCACCGCACTCAAAGGGGCCATCAACGCCCTGGCGGCGCCGGGCGAAGCAGCCGCCAAGTCCATGGCCGGGCTGGGTATCGAGTGGCGTGGCCTGACCGCGACGCTGGAGGATATCGCCAGCCGTAACCTGGGCCTGGCGGCGTTACGCGAGATCCTGCCGGATGTGGAAGCACGTACCGCCGTGCTGGCCCTGACGCAGAACATGGCCGGTCTCAAGGCCGAGGTCGAAGCCATGGGCAACGCCAGCGGCGCGCTCGATGCTGCCTATGAAAAGATGGCCGCCACGCCCCAGGCCGAGCTGGATAGATTTAATGCGAGCTGGGGTGAGCTGAAGTTGCAACTGGGCGAAGCCGCCACCGCCTTTCTGCCTTTAGTCCAAGGGGCAACTGAAGCATTGAATGCGTTCAATGCTCTGCCATCTCCGATCAGGAACATAACCGCTGGCCTAATTTTCTTGGTGAGCAGTCTGCTCAGCATGCGTGCGGTAATTCTGGCTTTGCGCAACCCATTCGGCCTATTTCTCGGCCACATGGCCGCCACCCCAGCCGCCGCAGGCGCCGCCGCAACAGGCATGAGCACCGTAGGCACCGCCGCCACCTCGCTGATCCCCAAGCTGCGCACCCTGGCCGACGTGGCCAAGCTGGCCAAGGGCGGCCTGGCCCTGGGCGTGGTGAGCTGGACGGGCGGCAACCTGGCTGAGCTGTATGACCTGTACAAACAGAACCAGGAGTTAACCCAAAGCCAGCGCGATTACGAGCAGGCGCTGCAGGACACCATTACCCGCACGGTGGAATACGCTGACACTGTGGTAATGCCTGCGGCCAGTGTTGCACGCATGACCGAAACGGAGCGCCAGGCCTACGCCGAGCGTCTTCGCCTTGCCGAGGAACACTACCGCAAGCAGTCCGAGCTACTGAGCCGCCAGCACACAGACATCAGCACGGTAAGCCCGGACGCCCTGGCATCGGCGCGCACCGCGCGGCAGTACCGTGAAGCCTTGCAGGGCCTGCAGAACGCCCACGCACAGCGCGAAGCCGCCGAGCGCCGCCATACCGACACCCTGGCCAAGATCAAGGCCGACAACCTGAAATCTATTCAGGACGCGCTGGGTAAGGAAATCCTCGCCTACGACGAGGCCGCCAAGGCGCTGGACGCTTCCAACAAAAAGACCCAGGCGGCTATGAAGGCCCGCGCCGAGCTGGCCAAAGAGTTCGATCAGCTCGTCAAGGATATGCGCGCGCCGACCGACACGGGGCCAGCCACCTTTGGCGACGTTACAGCCGCGCAGGCGGCGGGACGTCAGGCGCTGCAACGTGGTGACACTGAGGAGGCCATTCGCCAAGCCCGCGCTGGCGCCGAGGTGCTGCGTGAGTTGCAGCAGGCCGGAGCCAACACCTATGGCTTTGCTGGTATTGCACAACAGTTGGCAAAGCTAGCCGATGAGGCTGCTCGATTGGATGAAGTGACTGCGGACGTTGAACGGATCGACGCTCAAGGGCGCGTTGACGAAATCAAGGTCCGCATGGATGACCTGCTAGCCCAGGCCGAGGCGTTCAAGCGCATCAATATCGAGTTCACCGGCTTTGAGCAGTCGGCCGAATACCTGGAACAGCAAGCCAAGGCACTGGCCGAACGCCTCAAGCAATACATGGTGATTCCGGTCAATTACGTCGGCACGGACGGCAAGGCGCTGAGCGAGGCGGACAAGAAGGCTGCCGAGGTGCTCGGTACGGAGCCGGTAAAACGTGCAGCCGGAGGCTGGGTCGATGGCCCTGGCAGCCCGACCAGTGACAGCGTGCTGCTGGCTGCCTCGCGCCGCGAGTTCGTGGTAAACGCCTGGGCCGCTCAGCGCCTGGGCGCGGCCAATCTGGAGTACCTCAACAGCACGGGTGATCTGCCACAGCGCGCCGTCAACCTCCCGGATTTCCCCGACTTCCCGCAATCGCTCGACCGTGTAGGCGAGCGTCAGCCCATTAACCTGGCCATGCCTTGGGGCGGCAGCTATGCGCTGGAGGGCGCGCCGAGCGAGGTACGGCGTCTGTCCGATGACCTGCATTATGCGCGTCGCAAGCTCGGGGGCACGCCATGAACCCTCTGGCCCTGGTGCTCGGCGGTGTCGCCATCTCTAAGCACGCTGGAGCGATCCGGCAGAACTACGAACCTATAGGCGGTAGCACGCTTGCCAGGCTCTCGGGCGGTACGGGCGTCAAGCTCACCCACTGGCGCAAGTGGCGCACCACGGCTGCCGGTACGGGCGAGCTAGACCCCGGACTTGACCTGCTCGACTACTCGCAGCACCTGGAGCTGCTGTGCGTCAAACCCCGTGGCATCGAGTCAGCCTCAACCAGTATTGAGCTGCCTCCAGGTATCGCATGGCGTACCGACGAGGCGCCGTGGGCGTTGGCCCAGTTGGGTGACCAATGGATCGAGACCACCCTGGTGATAGGTGAAGGCAACGCCCAGCTTGCGGCGGTAACCGGCGCCGTGCGCTATCGCTTCTGCTACCTGCCGCGCCTGCTGGTTTCTACAGAAGGCCCTGTAAGCGAGTTCGACCAAGCCTCAGGCCGCTACAACTGGTCCCTGGTTGCGGAGCAAGTCTGATGATTGGCGCCGCCCCTCTCGCTTCTCTACCGCTCGCTATGTTCTACGCGCCGTCGAGCGAGGCGCCTGTTCAGGTCGGCCCCAATCCTGAGACCGGCGAGCTACAGATCACATGGCCGACATTGCCCGATAGCGTCATCGTCGAGCCTGTTGGCGAGCAGCCGCAACCCGGCGTCCCTTACAGTTTCCCGCTCGGTTTGGCCTGGCGCTGGCGCCTGCGTGTGCGTATCGATGGCGTTGACCTCAGTCATAGGCTGGTCGGCACGGTGAAGGTTGACCGGGAGGAAGGTGTGGCCGGCTTGGCCGACTTCACCCTGATGCTCGATGGTGTATTCCGTCGCGAGGACTGGTATGGCCGGCCCGTGACCATCGACTACATCAGCGAGAGTCTCGGGGGGCGCCTGATATCGCGGCGATTCACCGGCCGTATCACGCTGCCCAAACTCAACCCGCGTTCGCGCCTGTTGATATGCGAATGCAGTGATGCCCTGCAGCAGCGTGTTGGCGCCATGGAGGTCGCGCAGATCGACGCGCTAGTGGGTGGGTTGTGGTCGGCCGATATCTTCGATGCTGTCGAGGGGCGTAGCCGGTGGGATTACGCCCTGGAGCGCCTCTCCAGCCGCCCGGCCAGCATGGACTGTTCGGCCTTGGGCGACATTCGCATCACTGATTGGCAGCGCGCAGAGACGCCCCATTTTCGCTTTGGTTTTGACACAACGCTCGACGGCAGCGTGAAGGTCGAGCTGGGCGATGTTTCCAAGATGATCAACGTGGTGGAGATCACCTTCACCGTTCGCTTTCCCCGGTTGCATCAGTTGAATAGAGGCTATGGCTGGGTTCATCCAGGGATGGCTGGATTCAGTGGTTTGCAGGGGTTTTGTAGCTATCGCGCTGACACCACCGAGTTGCCAGACAGGGACATGATCCGGGCGGCCGTTGAGAGCAGCGGCCAGACCATGCTGGGGGGGAGCTACACGATGCTGCCGCCCACCGGGGTCTACTGCAACCCGCCGTTGCCGTGGATCAACAAGTTTACAGACTTGGTGCTTGCCGCTTCATTTACAGCTGGCCGACGTTGGAGCCAGAGCGTCACCGAGACGTACACGCTACGACTGGTCCACCAACCCGGTGTCGCGACCTCAGGCGAGAATGTATCGCGGGAGAGCTTCAGTTTTGAAGTTGGCCGCGACCGTGCCAGCGAGTGGGAAAGTGGCGTTTTCTCGGACGGCTCCAGTGGTCATGAGGATGCCCGAGAGGATGAGCGCCGGCTGCTTGCCGGTGCCTGCACCCTACAGCAGGGCCGAGTAAAGCTCTGGCAGGCCAGCCGCACCACAACGCTCATGTTCGAAACGCTGACCAGCATGGCGCTGGGTCTAGACCTGATCCACACCATAGAGCTGGATGATCAGGGCGCGTTCGGCATCGGTAAGTGCCGCCGACTCTATGACACCTTCGACTTGGACAGTGGTATGGCCGCCACCGCTATTGGCGTCGCAATCATGGACGGTGGTGGCGGCAGTAGCGACCTGCTGGTGATGCCTGCTCACTCTACCTCGCCGCCCATTTCTGGCGGTGTGACCGCCTTGTCTACGCAGCTTGGAGGGCGTTCAAACAGCCCACCTTTTGATGAAGAGCGGGACGGCTTCGCGGGTAACTACTCGATGATCGACAACAACGTGGGGCAAGAGCCGTACCCGCGCCGCTTCGCCATTACTGCACCGGAAATCCCCGAAACGCTGCGCGACGAACACAAGGTTTCGATAACCGCTGAATACCAGGTCGCAATTCCCGCTGACCCACTGGAGCTGTGATGACACTCGATATTAGCCAGAAAGTAAGAACAGACCTGCGCGCCGTCGCAGGTAGTGCGAGCAGCCGCAAAGGCGACCTGGAAGCGTTAGAGCCTCGCGGCGCACTGCCGGCCCGCCGTGGGGTCGGAGAGCCACGGCAAGCCGAAGCAGTTGGGGGCGGCGCTGTAGGACCGTTCACCGAAAAGGAGAACAGCCGCGAATACTTCAGCAGGAAGACGCAGTTTTACAGCAGTGAGTTTCTACTGGTAATAGAGGTGCAACCCCTGCAGCGCTTGACGGTGGAGGACGGCAACGGCGACGAGGTGCTGTTCGAATTTAAGGAGCCTCCGACTGATGTTTGATCAACCTATTGCTGACCAAATACCTGGCCGCCTTCGGCTTCTGGGCTGGCCGTGGCATGGACTCATGTCCCTGCCTGCTGCGGCTGGAGAGGTCAGGGTCGGCGTGGAATTGGCTAACGGCAGCCAACACCTGTTGGCGCCTGCCTATTGGGAGAATATGGTCAGCCCCTCTGCCTTTGCGCTGCCGGGTGATGTTGTTCGTTTTCGTGACCCGAGAGCCGGGGAACTGGAGCGTACCGAGGCTGAGCAATCAGCTGATGCAGCCGCTGGCATGACCTGGCTGCCGGAGGTATTGCTAAGCCCCGTAGCTCGCGTTCTCTATGGCCAGCGCCTCAACAGCGCAAGCTGGATCGTCCACGGGGGCGAGCGCAACTGGTTGGTGCGCATGGTATCTGGCATTTCCCAGCTGAGGTTGAATAGCCTGGTTTTTGGGCGCGACAGAAGTGCGCTTGAAGCAGTCCATGTGACCATGACGCTGGTCGGTAGCTACGCTCCAAACCAGTTCCCTCTGGGCACGTATGGATATGTAGTGGTGGACGCTATGCCGGACGGCACCCGTGCGCTTGTCGCTACGTACTTACGCAATCCCCAGTCCGTCAATGACGATCCCGCGTGGTTCGCGCCGTGCCGGATTCCCCTTGTTGAGCTATGGGAGCTGCGGCTATCGCAGGTAGAGGGCGAATGGAGTGGGGAGTACGAATGCATCTGCACCCCCGCACAGGTGATCGGCACGGCAAGCAATCCAGCCCGGCCTGCTTGGCGGCAACTATCTGCTGCGATGGCAGTGCGCTGGGAGCAGACAGCCAGCGGCCCGGCTGAGTGGACAGGGATCGGAGGGGAAGATGGCGGTTCTCTGTCAGTGGGCAACACCCCCTCCTACCTGGACCAGGAACCAGGCGGTTGGAGCTACCGGGAGTCCGGCCGACTGGTTGGGGCGTACTACGATGACGCCGGTAATGTGGCAGAGATTCGTGTGGCGATAACTGTCGAGGATACGTTCGGCGCGGCGCTGGACAGTTCTATGTCGTCATCCCCAGCAGTTACACGCCATAACCCATATGGGCACCCAGGCGGGCATGAACTGATCACGCCCGGCAACTATCAGCTGAACGCTAGCTACTCCAGCTCTTCAAGCTCTATCACGACCATTCGGTTGCTGGACGCCGGGGTTGAAACCAGCCGAGTGGTTATGTCCGTACAGGCCAGTATGAGCGCGAGCTACCAGGCCAGTTTGGCACTGGTGGCCGGGCCTGCTAACGGTGCAGTCGAGGAGCGCTCATCATCGTCATCTAACTCGGCGTCACGCACCGAAACGATCCTGCTAGATGGAGTCGAGGTTTTTTCATCGAGCGTATCAAGCAGCGCCCCAGGCGCCGAAAGCGTCGCGGTTGGGGGCAGTTATGCAGGGCGCGGTATCAGGACGAACTGGGTCACATGGCAACCCGTAATCCTGGCAGGAACTACGGAGCCTGAGCTTGTTGGCCGAGCATTCGAGATCGTCCCTATGCGCTACAGCTCGCAAATGGTTGCGCTGGCCGTGCGTGATAAGCGGCCAGGGGTAAGCGACCGAACCACCATCGGCAAGGTCGCCACACGCGGCGGCATAGCGCCGGGCTCAGTTTCTCGAAGTGGAGCACTTAACCATCTGTTCGGCTCGCACAACCCCATAACCGGGCAAAACGTGCGGGACGCCATCAATCCTGTTTGCTGGGTGTGACTATGAAATTCGTCAATCACTGGGCCTATGTTCTAGGCGCCGACTTGCCAGCGGGCGGTACGGCTCTTCCGATCCCCAATCCCGCGCTAGCACGACTTGGGCTAGCGAATGGGGACCGCTGTACGTTGGTCATTACCGGCAGTTTTAATCCGCTATCGCAAGTTGCCGAGGTCATCGTAGCCGTCGGGACCACTGGCGGTAGCGTCAATTTGGTGCGCGGAGCCGAAGGCACCGTAGCGCAATCCTGGCCTGCTGGGGCGTTGGTCTACGCGCCGGTCACTGCGGGACATATGACGGGTATTCAAAACCAGCTAGCCAGTTTGCTCAGCCGCATTGAGGCATTGGAGCATGGCGGCGGTGGAGATATGCCCGAAGGAGCCCTGGTCGATGGCCTGGGTAACTACCTGGTCGACGGCCAGGGTAACTATCTTGTGAAGGAGGCCTGAAATGGCTGGCGACAACGTAACGCACATCATCGAAGGGAGCGGCCCACCTGCCACTGTCCCTAGCGCGCTGCAACTCCACTACATCGACGTGGACACACGACGGCTCTATATGTCGGTTGGCACAAGCCATGAGGGTGACTGGGTACAACTGGCCCCGGTCCCTTTGCACGAGAGCGATACAAATGACGCCATCGGGCTTTGGCGTGATGTTGTACTGGACTGGCAACCGCCCGCGATGTTTGAGGAGTTGCAGATCACCATAGATGAGTTCTTCTACGGCGGGCACCGCGCTGACATAACGCTCCGGTTCGACGGCGCGGCTGGGCTGCTGTTCGGAGGTGTTCTCGGGCGCCCGGTCATGTGCAACCTGCCGGTCTCTCGGCCTTACCCTAACGGGGCGCAGGTCGAAATGCCTGCCGGTAGCTCATTCATTCAGGTGCGCGGAACTGCGAGCGGCCTCACCATCGATATCCGCCCGATGGCAGCGGTCTGA